GGACCACGTTGTCTGCGTCCCGACGTGTCGATGTGCGGACAAACCATGTGAGCGTGACGCGTACCTTGTCGCAGTGGAGTACGCCGGCTTGTTTGGCGGCGTAGAACGAAGCGGCCCTGACCTGTTTGGTCAGAGCCGCTTTCTTTGCCCAGTGGATGCGTTGGTTTGCGTTCAGCGGCGGGCGTTCGTAGGGGAGTTCGAGCGTCCACTGCATCAGCGCACCCGACTTAGATCAGCCGGCGGATGCGCGGGGCATGGCCATCGGAGCGATCCGTCACCGGATGGGCACGTACACGCTGAGCGCATCACTTCTGCGCCCCCACGGCTTCGTTCCAAGCGGCGAGGATCTTCCCAATCACGTCGTCGCCTGCTCCGTCTGCGCGTGCAGCCTGTCCGAGTGCTTTGATCGCGTCCGGGTTGCCGTCAGTGAGGGCGAGCTCGGCAAGGTAGTCTGGAATTGGCTCCACATGCCAAGACTGAACCCGCCCACCGCCTGCCCTGATCTTTACGGTTCTTGGGCAGTCGATGTTCGACAATCGGCTGATTCGGATTCCGCCGACCTTCTCCTTGCCGAACATCACCTCTCGGTCGTTATAGACGGTGACACTGCGACCAACCCACTGATCAGCGGCAACCCCCCAACAAGCGCCGAGAACGTCCAGCATTCCCTTACTGGGACGCCAGACACGATCCAGTCCAACGAGCCGAATCTCCGCGACCGTCTTACCCTCACGCTTACCCAAGCGCGACCCGGTGTCGATGGTGAACGTGCGTGGTTCGACGAGTTCGATGGCGTCGAGCTGGTCGCTGGTTGGTGCGAGTGCTTGTGTGATGTCCATGGTCAGAACTCGATTTCTGCGAAGTGTTCGATGCGTTCGGCGACAGGCTTGCCGGACACGAGACGGTTGTACTTCTCGATGGTGTCTGCGGCGTTCCATTCGAAGGATTGAATAGCCGTAGTGATTGCAGAATCCCAATAGCTGTTCCGGTAAACACGCTTCACGTACAGCGGCCATCCGCCGGCGTAGGACACGTAATCCCACCATTCGCGGTCGAGCACGAACATGCAGGCCTGGATTTGGGCGAGGTTGCCAGTTGGTACCTCGTCGGTAAGGAACGTCTGCAGCTGTGTCTTCGGGGCTCGAGACTTGATCTCGATGCCACCATCCGTACCAACAAGACCGTCCGGTGATGCGCCGAAACTGAACTCTCCGACGTCGATGGTTGCAAACCCGACTTCCGTAACGGGTGCGTAATGCTCCGCGTACATGTCCCGTGCGTACGGCTCATCCATCGTTCCGCGTTGCATGTCGAACGATGGGTGCACGTATTCGACGTGGCCGCTGATCCGTTCGGCGATGAGCGTCTTCGTCAGTCCGCGTGCCGTCTCGTTGTCGGCGAGCTTGCCTGTATTCGTCAGCATCTTGCCGATGGTGGAGGCGGTGAGTATGCCGCATCTGAGGTCGAGCCACTCCTGACTGCCCTGCTCGACGTCATCGTAGATTCGTAGCGCCATAGGTGATCTCCTTCCATGCGTCCGGCTGGTGCTCCCGGCATGGTTCTGATTCAGTGGGCATTTCGCAGACACCGCAGACGTAGATGAACCACGGGCCGAGGACGTTCGGGGCGTCGGTCACAACACGTCCGCCTTCCAGCAGGTGCATGGGTAGGCCACCGGGTCGAAGTCGGCACCGCAACCGACCCCGGCGGCCTCTCGCGGGTGGAGCTCATCTCGGTTGTCACTCATTCGACCGCCACCTTGACTATTTCGCTGTTGTCATCGCTCCACGAAGCCTGCTCTCGGGCCGAGTTGCCGTTTATGAACACGCGGACTGTGCCGTCGTACTCGGTGAACACGTAGACCTTCATGAACCGTCCGATCTTCCGATTCCAGCAATGTCTTGTAGCGATGCCCCGTCGAGGATGAGTGTCAACCACTCGCTTACCCACGCAAGGTCGGGCTGGTCAATGACGGTCGACTCGTCGACCATGTCGATGAATCCGTTGATCTGCCGTAGTCGTTCGCTAGCCGTGGCGATCGCGTCGCCGCCCGTCAGCCCGCAAACGAGGCACGGCGCGAGGATGAGGCGACCAGACGGCTCCTGCTCTTCCACAAACTGGTGTTCGTGAGCGTCAGGGCCTGGCAGCCATGTCTCCGTCATAGCGCATCCGCTTTCCAGCAGGTGCAGTTTCGCGCATGCCCTTCCGGGATGTTGGTAATTTCACACTCGGTGTCGTGCGGTGCGTCCTCGATCAATTTCCGCAGCCGGTCGCGTTCGGTGATCGCAGCGTCCGCCAACTGACGCGCCTGCTCATGCATGTTTACGGAAGCGCGAAGTTCGCCACGTAGATGGTCGATCTCGTCGGCGGCAGCACGAATACGTTGCCGTGCAAGTCCTTCCTCGTCGGTCTCGACGACGAACGATGCAGAGAGCGCGTGCAACTGGTCCGGGGTCACGGCCATTCGATCATCTCCACTTCTACGCCACCGTCAAGGTGGTATGTGTCGTATGCGTGTTTCCATACCGGGTTATGGATCATCAGCGACACGGTGTTGCCGGTGAATCCTGGGGTGTCGTAAATGTCGGCGATACGTCCGACGATGACGCCTTGGAATGGTGAGTTAAACTTAACGCGGGCATCCTTGTGGGCTGCGGTGAGTTCGTCGGCTCGCATCAGTGCGCCTCGTTCCGGTCGAGCTCGAGTGCCCGTGATGTGCGCATGATGAGGTCTTCGAGCAGGGCAGCCATTTCGAGCAGGTCGGTTCGTGTGAGACCACCTGACGTCCATGAGCTGAGGTTTTTGCCGTAGAACGCATGCCATGTGCCGTCTGCGTAGATCACGAGTCGTTCGTCTTTGCTGACGAATTCCACTTCACTCATGGTCGTCTCCTGCCGATGATGAGAACAATTGCGTACACCATCGACAGCAGCCCGAACACGACGATTAGCAGTGCGAGGATGCCGAACACTGAATGGGCGAGTGATGCGATGTTCTGCAGCATTCCGACGCCGACGATGAACGCAAGAATGAAGGCCACCACAACCGTGATTGTGATGGCCTCTTGGATGGCTGTGTACTGCCAACTGCGGTGACGTTTCATGATGCGTTCCTCACTCGAAGCTTGCGTCGTGCTTCGCTTTCACGCTTGCAGGTGCGGCACACCCAATGCCCATGCTTGTCCTTGTACGCATGGTCGATCCGTGCATGACCTCGGAGGCATTCTGTTTCCGGGTTCGGTGCTGTGTGCATTACCTTGTCTCGAGCGTTTGGGTTGACTGCTCGCGTGTACGGAGTCAGTCCAAGCGCCGACAGAATCACCTCACGGTCGTCGGCGGGTGCATGCTTGACGACGGTCTGCACGGCCGCCACAACATCGGCGCTGCGGGGTGTGTAGTCGGCGAACGGGATCGCCATGTTGAAGATTGACGTGCGCGCTGCGTGGATCATTCGATTACCGCCTGAACGCCAGCAACAACCAGTACACCCAGCGCCGCTGGCACGGTCGCTGCCAGGATCCAGAAATACCCTGCGATGAAGTAACCCTCATCGCCTCGCATCATCTGCCACAGAAAGCCGAAGAACGCCTTGTCCTGCTCCCACTTTTTGTTAGTCAATTGAGACTCCATTTCCGTGTCCGCCGACCAGAGTCAGTCAGCCCGTAACTCTCGGTGAAGTAGATGAGGCCGCGTCGTTCGAGCTCTTTGCGTCTGCTGCGGATGGACTGCGGTGTGGGGATGACCCAGCCGTGACGTAGGCCGTGCTGCGTGTAGTTGGTGTAAATCTCGTCGTCGGTGAGTCCGTTGAGGTCGCCGGTGATCGTCTCGTACGCCGACAACGTTTCGAGAACATGCTGCTGAACGGTTGTCGGCTCCCAAACGCTGTCAGCAGCCTCGTGTGACGTGTCAGGGTCGGTTGTGCGTGCATGTGCGTCAGACATCTTCTGTCACCCCAATCGCGTTCAAGATCATCTCGGCCAGTTCGTTAGCTTCGTTCCATGTGTAAGCCTCAGAGTGGTCGTGAATTACGGCCGTTACGATGGCTCGCTTACTAGTAGCGCTCATGCGCCCTTCCCCTTCGTTTCTGTGAATGCCACTCGTCCGCACATGCTGCAATGCCATACGGTCGACGTGCGGATCATCGTGTGAATGTGGGCGGTCAACGCTTCTTGCCCTCCGCGATACGGGACCAGAGCTGACCCTGAACCGACCGCCGCGAAGCGATGTAGATGTCGGCATCCCACCACCGCCACATCCAGCGATGGGAAGCATTGATAGGGACTGAGCTGTACGTTGTGATGATCGGTGCGGTCATGCCGCTACCCCTTTGATGTGTGCCCGTGAGTGGAGGATGAACTGCCCGGGATCGGTGCATATGTCCTCATCGCAGAAGGCACACCAGTAGGGCCGCCCTTTCTTGTGCTGTTTCTGCAGCTCGTCGTAATCGATCTCGGATCTCAACGACTTGATGGGCCAGTTCGGACGAGTCATGCGTTTACCTCTATCCACCCCGGAGGGTTGATTCATGCCCGAACAAGCCGGGATGGTTGATTAGCCAGTGAACGTGGCAGGTGCGACAACCGGGATAGCGACAGGAGCCTCAGTCGCAGTCGCTGATGAAGTCGGCGTCTGCTGCGTGCTGCCGGCGTAAGGCTTCGACGGCACGGTGGACGGCTTGACGGTGGGCGAGC